GAAATAGAAATGCGTAAGGTTGACGATATTCAACCAGAGCAGTGGTTAGAAACATTTTTCCACGAATTTGGTCATGCCATCGAAGCGCAGAGCGGTATGAGGGGCAAAATAAATGCTCTAAGAAACTTAATGCGTTCAGAGCGAGCTTCCGACATCGATAAAGCTGAAGCTGAAAACATCCTTGACCAGATGATTGATTTGAGCAGAAACAGACGACCGGCAGCTTGGAACGTAATAGACCGCAACATGGATGGTCTAACGCAGCTGCTTAGCAGAGTTGGTGCGCAAACATCAGTACCATCAGCAAAGCAGATAGCCATGATGCGTGGCTCTGAGTATAGAGACTTTGCATCAGCTCTCGGTGCAGCAATGGATGCACAAGGTGTAGATAGCTATCAAATGGTAAGTGAACTGTTACCGCAGCTCAAACAGCAGATAGATTATCTACACAATCCAGCAGAACTATCTGCAGATGCTCTGGCCCTTTATATGCAAAATCCAAAGCATATGAAAAAGTACTACAGCGATGCAGCAGCAATCATCAGAGAAATTGTTAACAATAGCTCTGTTTCTGATTTCATCACCTTCCATTCAATTGCAGGACTATTAGGCGCAGCTGGTATGACAGCTCTGCTAGTCGGCATGGATGAAGACGAAGAAAAAGGCATCCTGTCACTAGGCTCAGGCGCACTGAGCGGCGCAGCTTAACAAACATTTAAGGAGATACTGATGCAGACATCAGCTAACGACCTGGTGGGGGTTCTCACCAGCGTTGAGCGATTGGCTGTGTCTTCACTGACTGATGACGAAAAAGTCATGGTCCTGGATGACATGAGGAAATGCATCCCACCGGAGCAATTCTGCATCCACTGTCTGAAGACAAGAGCAATCTTACTCAACAAAATAGAGGAAGCTATCAATGGGTTCCAATCCACGAAAGCCAAGAGCGAAAAGCCCAAGCAAAGTAGGGCGAGGAAAACACCCACAAAAAGCACCCAAAAATAACTATTTCGCAACGCTTATGAAGACCGAAGAAGGTCGAGCGTTACGCCGCCAGTGGTCAAGTAAGCCCAGGAAAAACGCTGGGCGACCACGTGGTGTGCCGGATGGTTATCGCAAAGAACAAATAGAACCGATACGGGCCAACATCAAAGTTGAAGCCAAAAAGGTAGTAGAAATCATGGCAAAAGAATATGACATCGAAGACGAGTACGCCAAAGCAGCTCTGGAAACAGCTGTAGAGGTTATGCGTTGCCCAGGCGACAATAGAGAGCGTGTCGCTGCAGCCAGACTTGTACTTGATTTCACGAAACAGAAGCCAGCATCAAAAAGCGAGGTGGCCCTTAGCAAAGCTGAGGACTTCCTAAGTAGTTTGATTGAGGATGAGGATGGACAAGCGGCTAATAGCAGTTCGCAAGAGACTGCTCACTGAGTTTCCATTCTACGCTAAATCAGCTCTCAAAATCAGAACCAAAGAAGGCGAAGTCGCACCATTATCGCTCAATCCAGCTCAGCAGATACTGCAAGAGGCTATTGACCGGCAGCTGGAAGACGAAGGCAAGATAAGGATTATCATCCTCAAAGCCCGTCAGCAGGGCCTATCTACAATGGTAGGCGGCTATCTTTACTACAACGTGTCACAAAACAAAGCCCGTAAAGCTATGGTGATTACGCACCATGCGGACAGCACTCGCGCTTTGTTCGACATGACGAAGCGTTACCATGAGAACTGTCCGGACATTCTGAAGCCACACACAAAGTATTCTTCACGGCGTGAACTGTCTTTCGATGTTCTTGATAGCTCTTATGTGGTCGCAACAGCTGGCGGCGAAAGCGTGGGGCGGGGCGAGACGCTCACACACGTTCACGCTTCGGAGTTGGCGTTCTGGCCCAAGTCTAGTGCTCAGGACATATGGAACGGTCTCGCCCAGGCAGTGCCGTCTTCCCCCAATACAGCGGTATTTATCGAAAGCACTGCCAATGGTGTAAGTGGCGTATTCTACGACCTCTGGAAAGGAGCCGTAGAGGGAACAAACGGATACACCCCAGTTTTCATCCCGTGGTTCACTGACCCCACCTACAGGGAAAGTGTGCCGGATAATTTCGAACGGACGCCAGAAGAAGACGAATTAGTTTCACGATATGGTCTGGATGACGAGCAGCTAATGTTTCGGCGGCGCAAGATTGCGCAAAACGGCATCGACCTATTCAAACAGGAATACCCAGCTGAACCGGATGAGGCGTTCCTTACTACAGGCCGACCAGTGTTTAATCCTGAGCAGCTGCAAGAGTGTCTGAAAAACACGAGAGACCTAGAAGAAAAGCTCGCTTTGGAAGCTGATGACTGGGTCAACCACGCACGTGGTGAATTACAAACATATCGCAAACACGATTACGGAGAACGCTATGTCATTGGGGCAGATACTGCTATGGGCATCAGAGATGGCGACTGGTCAGTCGCACAAGTTCTCGACAGCAAGAAACGTCAAGTGGCTACATGGCGTGGGCAGGTGCATCCAGATTATTTTGCAGAGGTTCTTTACCATCTGGGGATGTACTACAACGAAGCTCTTATCTGCTGCGAAAACAACAGCCACGGCATCCTCACGTGCACACGTTTGGGCAAGGACATGGCTTATCCTCATTTTTACACTGAAGTTCAGCACGATAAGACGACTGATAAAGAAACAGTCAAACTGGGATTCACGACTACTGCGAAAACCAAACCATTGGTTATAGACCAGTTACGGGCATCGATGCGTGAGCACGAGCTGGAGCTGAACGACAAAACAACAATCAGAGAGATGCTCAGTTACATCGTTACTGAGACAGGAGCTATGGAAGCTGAGCACGGCTGTCATGACGATACTGTCATGTCGCTAGCTTTAGCTAACTATGTCCACGAAGGCGCATGGGAGCCAGTGGAGACACCAGATGAACTTTACACGGAAATGATTTGATATGGCTAAAATTGAAGATTACCAGCCTATGGATGACGGCGACATCCTCAAGGCTCTGGAGCTGAACATCAAATCAGCTGTTGGCTATTATGATAGTGAGCTGAGCCAAGAACGCAAAAAGGTCACCGAATATTATAACGCCGAAAAACCTAAGCCAGCACATGACGGCAACTCAAAATATGTAAGCCAGGATGTGTGGGCTGGGGTTCAATCAATGTCTGCGATGCTGCTTGAGACTTTTGCAGCTGGCAACAGAATTGTGCGCTTTGCACCACAGGGTCCAGACGATGTGCAGACAGCTGAGATATGTTCTGCCTACACAGATTATGTGCTGCATCGCCAAAATGATTTCCTGAGTGTGGCTCAACAAGTTGTGCTAGATGGCCTGATGGCCCGTGTTGGGGTCTGTAAGGTGTTCTGGGAGCAAAGAGCTGAAGCACAAGAAGAAATGTTCGACAACCTCACTGAGGACGAACTAGACCTGCTATTGGCAGACGATGCTATCGAGCTGGTAGAGAGTGAGGCTAACGATTTAGGCTTACTGTCTGGCACTGTTGAGCGAAAAATAGACACTTCACAAGTGTGCATCGAGCCAATCAGTCCAGAAGAGTTCATTATCCAAGCACAGGCTGCTTCGATTGATGTCGATTTCTGTGCTCACAGAACACGCAAAAGCATCAGCGAACTGCGTGAAATGGGCTATGACGAAGACAAAATCAGCAACATCAGCACAGACCATGAAGATGTTGACCTTGAGACAGACCCAGAGATACTCGCTAGGTTCGAGCAAATCGGAGCTGACCGTAAGAACCTTGCACAAGGGTATATCGACCAGGTCCGTGAGATTATGGTCTATGAAGCGTATATCAACCTCGACCCAGATGGCACAGGCACAGCCACCCTTCACAAGGTTGTCAAAGCTGGTAACCAGATACTGGAGATGGAAAAGGTAGACAGAAGGCCATTTATTGTCTTCACACCGCTGCCTACACCTCATTCATTCTACGGCGCAAACTTTGCTGAAAAGCTTATAGCAACACAGAACGCAAAGACTGTGCTGACCAGGTCTATCCTAGACCACGCCGTGATTACAAATAACCCACGGTACATGGTTGTCAAAGGTGGTCTAACAAATCCCCGTGAGCTGATTTCAAACAGAGTAGGGGGCCTAGTGAATGTATCCAGACCGGATGCAATCGCACCGATGCCGCAAGCATCTCTTAACCCCTTTATCTTCCAGACCATCAATATGCTGGATGATGACAAAGAAGACACTAGCTCGGTTTCACGTTTGTCGCAGGGCCTGAACAAAGATGCTGTGAGCAAGCAGAACTCAGCTGCAATGGTTGAGCAGCTGGTAACTATGAGCCAGCAAAGAGCCAAAATTATTGCCCGTAACTTTGCTAACCAGTTCCTAAAGCCTCTGTTTCATGAGGCCTATCGCCTGGTCGTAGAGAATGAGCAATATGACAAGGTTGTCGATATCGCTGGCGGCTTCGTTCAGATTGACCCACGCAACTGGAAAGAAAAGCGTGATGTCATGGTTGAGATGAAGCTTGGCTATGGCGAACAGGAACGTGAGGCACAGAAGTATCTGGCCCTTCACACTATGATGACCCAAGACCCAGCTCTTCAGCCGCTTTACGGCATAGAGAACCGGTACAACATGATGAAGCAAATTCTGGAGCAGCAGGGCATCCTCAATGTAAATGAGTTCCTGACCAGCCCAGACCAGCTTCAGCCACAACAACCTGACCCAGCGGCACAGATGCAAATGCAGATGGCTGCTAAGCAGATGGAGCTACAGGAACGGCAGACAGCTGTTGCTGAGCAAAAGGTGGCAACGCAAGCGCAACAAGCAGCAGCCAAGATGGACCTTGATGCAGCGAAAGCGCAATCACAGTTCGCACTGCAATCTGACCAGCAGGACCTGCGTGAAGCAGAGTTCGAACACAAGCAGAAGATTGATGAAGGCGAGCTTGAAATCCTGAAGACCACAGAGGACCGGCGAGGCATCGTCAGCCCAACTGGGTAAAGGTAAAATCTAAGGAGAGAAAACTTGCAGACAGAAGAAGAATTGCTGCAGCAGGGTGACCAAGCGGACGCTCTGCTAAGCAGCGATGCGTTCAATAATGTGGTTAACACATTGGTTGAAGAGAGCTTCCAGCGGTTTGTTAACTCAAAAGCTGAAGAAGTAAATGAAAGAGAGCAATCATATAGTCATTACAGAGCGTTAGTTAGCATCGTTAATGCCCTACAACAGCGGGTATCAGTGCGCGATGAGATAATGAAGGAACGCGAAAGTAACGACAGTGACAACAACGGAGAAGAATAAGCATCATGTCAAACGTGCTTGAAACTCAAGAAAACCAGCAGCCGATTTACGATGATGTAAGTGACGCTGCAGACGCCCTTCTAAAGCGATGGGAAGACGCTGATGACCAGCCATCTGAACAAGCTACCGAAGAGGCTACTGCTCAGGATGATGAAGAGACTAATGACATCCAAGAGCAGGAAGAAGAGATACTAGAGGAAGTCGAAATAGACGAGGATGAGGACGAGGTAGACCCTGACGAAGAGGAAGAACCTGAGACTGAAGATGACGATGTAGAGGAAATCGAAGAACTAAGCGATGACACTCTTATAGAAGTCATGGTCGAGGGCGAAGCCAGACAGGCATCTATCAAAGACTTAAAACGGCTATACGGGCAGGAAGCTAGTCTCACTCGTAAGTCTCAAGAAGTAGCGAAACAACGCAAAACCGCAGAAGATAATATCGCTAAGACTGACGCAATCATGCAGCGCATGGTGCAGCAAGCAGAGGAACGCTATAAGCCATACTCTGAGGTTGATATGCTATTGGCCTCAAAGAACCTGGATGATGCTGACTTCGCTCAGCTGCGCAAAGAAGCGCAAGCAGCGCATGATGACCTGAAGTTCATCAAAGAAGAAGCAGACAATTTCTACAAAGGTTTACAGCAACAGCAACAACAGCAGCTGCAAGAGGCAGCAAAAGAAGCTGTGCGGGTGCTAGAGCAAGATATACCTGAGTGGAGTAACCAGCTTTATGACGACATTAGGTCATATGCAATCGGGCAAGGACTGCCTGAAGCCGAGGTCAATTCTTACGTAAATCCCGATGTAATCAAGGTGTTGAATAAGGCCCGTCTCTATGACCAGGCAAAGAAAGTCACCACTACGAAAAAGAAACGGGTAGCAAAGAAAGTGCTGAAGTCAAAGAAAGCACCAGTTACCGATACGCAGCTGAAGGCAAGACGCATCAGAGATGCTCAGGCCAAGCTAGCGAAAACAGCAGGTAACGACATAGACGATATTGCTGATGTGATTATGCAGCGTTGGGAAGCATAAACCCCAAGCCAAGAAGGAATAATCAACAATGGCAAATGAATTTACCACCTACGACCAGGTAGGTAAGGCGGAAGATGTATCGGACATCATTACCAACATCACGCCAACCGATACTCCGTTCACCTCAATGATTAAATCAGAGAAAGTGAACGCCCGTGTGTTCGAATGGCAGGAAGATAGCCTTCCAAATGCCGCAGATAACAAACACGTTGAAGGCGCAGAATTTACAAACGTAGCACGTACTGCAACAACCCTGCGCACCAACAACACCCAAATCCTGTCAGATACTTTCGAGGTATCAGCAACAGCAGACGCTATTGCGACCTACGGCAGGGCCAAAGAGACTGCATATCAACTCTCCAAAGCCCTGAAAGCCATTAAGCGTGACCTAGAATTTGCATATGTCGGACAGGACAATGCAAAGGTGACTGGCTCAGCTTCAGTCGCTCGTGAAATGGACAGCGTCATCCCGCAGATTTCTACAGATGTAGATGCTGGTGCAAACGCCACAGATGCGCTGACAGAAGCTAAGCTGCTGGAGCTGGGTGAAGATTGCTACGATAACG